CAAAAGAAGGAATTAGGCGACAAGATTGCAGCAGCAGAATCAAAGGCGAATACCTATAAGGATAGGGTTCTTGATGATGCCTTCCGATCTGCCGCAAACAAGATTTCAGATATTCAGACTGGCGCAGTAGATGAAATGTTGCTTGGTCATCTACGTACTATTTTCGCACTTGATGAAAATGGTCGCGCAGTACAGTATAACGAAGATGGTTCGGTTGTTATCGGGAAGGATGGTAAAAGCCCATATTCGCCGGAAGAGTATCTTGAAGGATGTCGCGCTACAAAGCCGTGGCTATTCAAGGTAACATCTTCTGGTAGTCCGGCAACAGGAAAACCGCAGAAAGTTGGTGGGAAGGATTTTTCAAACTTGCCACCTGTCGAGCGATTGACAGCGGCGAGGGCGGCAGCAGCAGGACGTAAATAGTAGAAACGTATTACACTTCGGGACGGAGTGCTGTGTAACGAAACTTACTAGGTCGGGATGACCGTGGTATGGAAAATAAATCTCAACTTTTTAAGGAGTATCATCATGGCACTAACCCTTGTGGAAGCCGCAAAGCTGGAAACTGGCGACGCAGTTCGTCAGGCTATTATCGAAATGTATGCAGGTTCGTCTGCAATTCTCCAAAATCTTCCTTTTGAAGGCATCGCTGGTAATGCGCTGAAATACAATCGTGAAGAAAGTCTGCCCGGTGTTGGTTTCCGTGGCGTGAATGAATCCTATACGCCTTCTACTGGTGTTCTGAATCCTCTGACTGAATCGCTGGTTATCGCTGGTGGTGATTTGGACGTTGACAAGTTCATCATTGATACGATGGGCATGAATCAGCGTTCCGTTCACGAAGCGATGAAGATTCGCGCATTGTCGTTGGCATGGACTCGCAAGTTCGTCAAGGGTGATACCGCAACTGACCCGCGTGAGTTTGATGGTCTGCAAACTCGTATTACTGGTTCGCAGAAGATTCAAGCCGGTACTACCGCTAACGGTACTGCATTGTCTCTGAATAAGCTGGATGAGGCGATTGACCAGACATTGAATCCTACCCATCTGTTGATGAGCAAGGCAATGAAGCGTCGTATCACTCAAGCATCGCGTAGTTCGTCTATCGGTGGCTTCTTGACATTTGAGCGTGATGAGTTTGGTGCTCCAATCGAGTATTACAACGGTCTGCCGATTATGACCATCGACTTGGACAATACCGGAACTGCGATTCTTCCGTTCAGCGAGGCTGCTACTTCTGGCACTGATACTGCAACATCTATCTATGTCTTGAGTTTCGGCAATGATGGCGTGTTGGGCTTGCAGAATGGCGGGATTGATGTTCGTGATATGGGTGAGTTGCAAACCGCGCCTGTATATCGTACCCGTGTTGAATGGTACAATGGCTTCGGCGTATTCAATGGTCGTGCCGCAACCCGTCTGTGGAGCATCTCTGATGCCGCAGTAACCGCTTAATAGGAGAAGCTAACATGGCTAATATCTACTCGCAATTCACTTATGACAACGCCCTTTCTCTAAAGGCCGCTGGTGCTGTAACGACTACCACTACTGAATCTACCATCCTCGATTTGGGTGCAGGCTTGGTGGATGGTTACTTGGTTCTGGACGTTTCTGCTGTTGAAGTTGCTTCAACTGATGAAATTTATCTCATCTGTTTGGAAGGCTCAAATGTTGCCGCAATGACATCTGGTTCTGTCTCTTTGGCAGAAATCGAGATGGGAAATGCAACTGCACCTGCTGATGCTGACACTGGCATAGGTCGCTTTGTTGTTCCGTTCCGCAATGAACAGAATGGCACGACTTACCGTTATGTCCGTATTTATACTGAAGTAGCTGGTGCTATTGCAACCGGAATCAATTTCGCGGCATTTATTGCGAAAGACTAAAGTAAATAATTGGGCGGGCTTCGGTTCGCCCAATTTCTCAAGGAGGCATTATGGCTAATACTATTGACGTTGTTGTAGCAGTCAATGACAATATCCAGCATATTGAAAAAAAGACTGTTTCTGCTGCTCTTGAAGATGAAGTAAATCTCCCAGCAAGTGAGCGCGCAAGTGCATTTGAAACGATTACGGCAGATGCTATTGATCTGTCAAGCGGTACACCATTGAGCCATCCAATTAACCTTGAAGGCTCTACTCTTCCTAGCAATTGCAACGCTATTCGCGGAGCTAGTGTTAATCCTACCAGAACATCTGGATGGACTAGTTTTAGTGGGACTGTAGCAGACACCCCGGCGCAGGTTTATACAGATTATCGTGAATTGCATACAACTGGTGTTGCTGAGGTTTTGGGTGCTGGTTCGTTTCCATATATGGATGCTACAGCATCATGCCAAAGTATGTTCGGCGGACAGGACATCGCATTCGTATCAACGGGTGCAACAATCCTTTCAGCAGCGGCAGCACCATCGGTCGGCGTATTTGCGCGCTGGATGAAAACGACCATTGACGGCGCAACTTTCACATCTGGCGGTGTTGCTGCGGTCAACTTCAAGAGCTTCCAAGCGAATGTCACGAGCGTAGGCGGCGAAGAAACCTCAATCGACGACATCGAAGTTGCCAGCGGTCAAATCGGAAGTATCTGGCGCATCCGCAAAACAGCAGCAGCTATATCCCGTGCGTTGATTCACTTCGACGCTGCGACAGTCGCGCCTATAATTCAAGACCCGACGTTGTTCACAGACCCAAATGCTGCGACTTGTGAGAAGGGATTGCACGTTCGAATTGGAAACGTGAGCTACATGATTCCGCTGTATGTTTCTGATAGCGGTGGCGTGGTGGCGGATTGGTAAAGCATGGATAAAGAAGCTATCAAAGCACGGCTAGTTGAATTGCGCAAGGATCTGGAACAAGAGCAGGCGCGGTTCAACCAAGCTCAGGCTAATGGAAATGCGATTGTCGGAGCCATTCAGGAATGCGAGCACTGGTTATCTATAATTAAAGATCAATCAAATGTTGATTAAAACAATGGCGGTGTAACAGCCGCCCTTTTCATATAAGGAATTCAAATGCTAGTTTATGCACCTGATGGAACGCCGAAGGAAAAAGACCCTGTTGATGCGCGTGAATGCGTAGAATACTGTGGATTCTCATTTTCGCCACCTGAAAAACAGGAAAAACAACCTGATACTGTAATCGGATTACAGCCAGAACCGGAACCTGTAGTTGAAGAGCCAGCAGTTGTTGAGCCGGAACCAGAGCCTATCGCCAAAACAATCATTACTGTTGACATCCCAGATACCCGAAGTAATGAGTATTTTAACGCGATGACGGATGAAGAATTGAAGGCTTATCTGGATTCCAACAAAGTTAAATATCATCATTTGGCTGGGCGTAAAACGCTTTTCACAGCGGCATCTGCATTTGCCAATCTTGGAGTTAAGTAATGAAAACTGAAATTGATACCAAGTGGATTGCTACTGTATCTGCTACATTGATTGCAACTAAAGATGCGAAATCTGCTATAAAGTATTTGAGCGATAAATTGGTAGTCAAGGCAACATGGCACAATAAGCCGAAAGCAAATAATCGTGGTGAGACTATGATTGTTACTTTTGGTAAGCCTAACTACCGTGAAGTGGCATTTATCAAGAATCTGAAAAAAGCTGGCAAGCAATTCCCTATCAAGGAAATCCAGTTGAAGCCTTATCCTATCAAAAAGAAATAAGGAGTTTAGATGGCCGCCCCAGTTAATACGGTACTGCCAGCGATAACCGGAACAGTAGAGTTCGGTGAGATACTTACGCTGTCTGACGGAACATGGGACGTTGTTCCTGATTCTTATGCATACGCTTGGTTACGCGCAGGAACGCCTATAACGGGCGCAACGGCATCTACCTATACCGTCACAAGGGCTGACATAGGATATACGCTTGTAGGGCGTGTAACTGCAACCAATGTGGATGGCAGCACCATTGCCAATAGTGCAACGACTGTAGCCGTTCCAAGTACGCTTATTGTTGAAGATGGAACTGAAGTAGCTAATGCAGATGCTTATGCGACATTGGTTTATATCGCTGACTATCACGATAAGAATGGAAATACCGCTTGGGCTGCGATTACGAATGACGCTACCCGCGAAACTTATGTGAGACGCGCTACGGCATATATGCTTCAAGCCTATCGCCAACGCTGGAAAGGGTATAGACGCACTTCAACACAGTCATTGTGCTGGCCGCGCAGTTTCGTATATCTTGAGCCATTCGTTCACGGTGCTGTAGGCGCGTATCCTTATCTGGTATCTGACATTATCGTTCCGGTAGAAGTTAAGAACGCTTGCGCTGAATATGCGCTTAAATCAATTACTGAAACTTCGTTGATGCCAGATGCCACACAGAATGTCAAAGAAGAAATCGTCGGGCCGATTACAATTAAGTACAGCGAATTCTCCGCACAAGCCGTTAGATATTCTTCCGTTGACGCGATGCTTTCACCGTACCTGAATAGCAATGGCATTAGCGTACAGTTGGTTAAATAATGGATTACGCAAAGTTAGCGGATAAAGCGTTAAAACTGCTAACGAAGCACGGGCAGGATATTACGCTCAGAACGACCGTTGTGGGAGACTATAATCCTTCAACAGGAACATCGACAACGACCGTAACCGATACCACGCGCAAAGGTGCGATATTCGATTACAATTTAGTTGTATATGGCAACGATATGATTAACAATACACTTGTTCAGGCAGGCGATAAACGATTATATCTCGATGCTAATGGAGTCGCGCCTAGCCTGAACGACCAAGTGATAGTTGGCGGAGTTACCTTTCAGATTAAGAATATAAAGGACTTGTCACCCGCTGGAACTTGTATTTTGTTCGATTGCACTATCCGAAGGTAGCATAAAAAGGAGTATAGAGAATGAGAGTCACTTTTAATGGTATAGAGATTCAAGACTGCATCAGTGCCAATCCCGAAACTGGCGAGGCTATATGCCTATTGCGCGATGCTGATGGTAACGTATGCAAACAGCCGAATGGCGAGGATGATACTGTTACGAAGCGCGGCGAGGTGGTAGTGATTGCCGAAGCTGATGATGCGCCGAAACAGCAAAAAGATAAATCATGGCGGACTTCGCAGAGCAAATAGCCAAACATGTAGCCAAGTATCAGCGGAGACTTGCGCATGTAACGCAAGGAACTGTGATAATGGTGGGCAAGGCTATTGTTGAAAGAAGCCCTGTAGGACGGTGGGAATTGTGGTCTGATATGTGGCAAAAGATGCGCCCTGCTTCGACTTACAAAGCGGGTGAGTTTAAAGGTAGTTGGTCATATTCTCACGGTAGTGTAGGTGGTGATTTTCCAGAGACTATTGACGCAAGTGGTTCAACTTCAATGGCGCGATTCATGGAAGTCAAAGCAGCACCGACAGCCGCAAGACATTTTATTTACAATAACGCACCTTACGCGATGGCTATGGAAACAGGTACGCATCCTTATATCAGTAAATGGAAACTGACACCGCCAAATGAAAGAGGTGCAGGTGCAGGCGCGCACATGGTTCAACTCGCACTGAATGATTCCAAGATGTTCGTTAGAACGGCAGTAGCGCAAGCGAGGAATATAGCATGAGCGGATTGGTAAATGTACGCCAAGCACTTGAGGTCGGTCTGTTCGCCATGACACCTACTTTGCCAACATCATGGGAAAATCAAAATTTTATTCCAGTTACAGGAGTTTCTTACCAACGTGTAACCCTAGTACCATCAATGCCAGATAACTCAACCTTTGGCGACAATCATTATCAGGAACGTGGATTGCTATTCATCGAGCTTCATTATCCGATTAACAACGGTTCAGTTACAGCAGCAACCCGTGCAGAGCTAATCCGCACAACATTCAAACGTGGCTCAAGTTTCACGAATGGCGGAGTAACTGTGATAATCGAAAAGACACCGGAAATCGGGCAGGGTACAGTTCAGGACGCCTTCTGGGTAATTCCCGTTCGCTGCCGCTATTATGCTGAGGTATTCGCTTGAAGCCTTCAACATTAAGATTACATCAAGCATTGATACGTTTCACAAAGGGCATGTTAGCCGCTTGGGAAATATGGTTGAAAGAACAGCAAGAGATTGACACTAATCAAGAAAAGTAGTGTATAGTTTCAAATGTAAGACTAGCAAATCAGTAATACCCTGAGCACGCAGTAGGTCACGCGAAAGCCTCACCTACGAATATCCTCCTCAGATAATTTAACTTTAATTATTTTTGGAGAATTGACATGACTATTAGCTCTGGGGTATACACGCAACTTGCGGCAAAAAAGCAAGCGTCACTTGGAAGTGCCGCATCTGGTTCTGGCGCACAACTCTATCGTCGCACTACCGCGACACTTAACAAGAAAAAAGCATTCTACAAATCTAGCGAAATTGCACCATCCATGCAGCGTTCGGATGGTCGGCATGGCGTTATATCTGTTGACGGCACTATCAATGGTGAATTGTCGGTAGGAACCTACAAAGACTTCATGGGTTCTGTACTGCGTTCTTCGGCATGGACTGCTGGCGTATCAAGTGGTGCATTGATTGACGTTACCGCTGCTGTAACCACTGGCGCATCTGGCACATTTACCACTGCCGGGGCGAACTTCCTGACGCTAGGCTTTAAGATCGGAATGGTAATTCGCTGGACTGGTTGGTCAACAACTGGTGTACCGAATAACACGCATAACTTCCTGATTACCGCACTTACCGCAACCGTAATGACTGGCACGATGCTGGACGGCGTTGCTGTTGGCGCGAAGGCTGCTGGTGATTCCGTAACTGCATTGTCTGTCGGTAAGCACAACTACATTCCAACATCAAGCCATGCGCGTGATTACTGGACTATTGAGCGTAACTACGCTGATATTACTCAATCTGAACAATTCACAGACTGCGCTTTCACCGGAATGAATGTGAAACTTCCTGCAACCGGCATGGCAACGATTGACTTCCCGATTATGGGGTTGAATATGACCACCGGAACAGCAAGCGTATTTACTACGCCTACCGCTGTTACTACCGGAAACGCTCTGGCTGCTGCTAACGGTGCTGTATATGTTGCCGGAACGAAGATTGCAACGATTACATCGCTGGACTTCGGTATCGCTGGTAACTATTCGGTTCCGGGTGGCACTGTAGGCTCAAACGTGGATGCTGACGTATTCCCCGGCATGATTGACGTAACTGGCAATATGTCCGTTCTGTTCGATAGCGTAACAATGCGCGATTACTTCTTGGCTGAAACGGAAGTGTCCATCGTTGCCGCGTTCACTACTGACAATACTGCCAATTCTGACGTAATGGTATTCATCTTTCCTGTCTGCAAAATCAATGGTGCTGATAAAGACGATGGCGAAAAAGGTCTGACCATGACTATGCCATTCGTAGCACTTGAGAATACCGCTGGTGGAACTGGTACGAATACGCTGAATACGACAATTGTCGTGCAGGATTCCAGTGTTGTTTAATAGTAATTGAATACCCCCGCTTCGGACTAGCAACATCGAAGCGGGATTTTGTAAGACGAGTACAAACGTAAAAAGGAGCAATACCATGTCATTTGATTTAGCCGAACTTGATACAATCTCTGCCTGCGACAAAGGCTTTGAATTAGAACTAATACACCCTAAACTGAAAACACCAATGGGATGGTTCGTAAACATTCTTGGTAGTGATTCAACAGAATTCCGTAATTTTACGCGAGCCAGAGGAAACGAAAATATCAGGAAAACTGATTTTGCTAAAAAACGTGGCAAAGACCCTGAAACTCGCACCATTGAAAAAATTGAAGCAGAGAATATCGAATTGCTAGTCCTTTGCACAAAGGGATGGCGCGGTATTATCTCGAATGGCGAAGAACTGCCGTTCAATGTTCAAAACGCGATTATGCTTTACAAGAAATATCCGTGGATTTACACACAGATTAACGAAGCAATTGGCGACGTTGAACTTTTTTTGAAGGCTTAATTTCAGAACTGGTCGCGTATGCTAAACATGAATTTGAGCTAAATAAAAGGCAAGAAGATAAATGTAGCTTACGCGACCATTTGAACGTAGCATGGAAAGCGACTGGAATTAAGCCGGAGCAGTTGGATTATGATGAGCTTCCAGAAAATGTAGTATATGTTTGGCGATGGTTTTGTGAACTGAATCAATATCGCGGAAGTAACGGATTCGGTGCTAATCCACTTACTCCAACAGACATAAAAGATTGGTGCTGGCTAAATGAAATAAAATTAGAGCAATGGGAAATTAAGGCGATTAAGATGATTGATAATTGCTTCTTAAATTCTCAAGCGGAGGACGCGAAATGAGCGATTTTGATTTAGCGACATTGAAGATTGAGGTTGATACAACCGGAATATCTCGCGCAGATAGAGAATTAAAATCGCTTGCTGAAACGACAAAGAAATTTACTGCCACTCAAATAGCTAGTCAAAAAGAAGAGGATGCGTATTCACGCGCTGGCATAAAATCATTGGCGGAGCGCAGGGAAAAAACAACAGCATTATCTGCCGCAATGAAACAACTTCAAGCCGACCATGCGGCAGGCATAATCGTTGGCAAAGAATACAATCGTATGCACCACGATATTGTTTCTGCGCAGAATCTCGCTATCCACGGCAATGCCCGTCACCGTGGCGCAATCCGCCAGACCGCCGCAGCAATGGCATCGCTGACATTTGAAATGACTGGTGCTTTGTATGGTGTTATTGCGCTTGGTGGCGCGTTAGCTGCTCCGGCATTATTCGGCACTGCAATGTTGAAGCGCGTAGAAGATGCTCAAACAGGCGTTGCTGGTATCTTGCTATCAATGGGTGAACTTAATGGCAAGGCTTTAACATTCGGTCAAGCATGGGCAGCATCCGGTCAATATGTCAAGCAAGTTCAGCAAGATTCAATGAAATACGGCATTGATATGGGCAGATTGATGGAAGTCAATCAGGCTGCTATATCAGGTGGATTGAATGCTATGTTGACGCTTGAACAAGTACAGAAAGTGGCTACCGCTGGCGCAATCGCAGTATCGTCACTTGGCTTGAGTTCACAACAATACGTTCAAGAAGTCCGAGACCTTATATCGGGCGGTATTCAACCTGCATCAAGCACATTGGCTCGGTCTATAGGCGTTACTGACGCATTGTTAAAGCAATGGAAGGCAGAAGGCCCTGATAAGTTAGTTAAAGAGCTTACAGATAGGCTTAGTGGCTTCCTAGTGGTTGCCGATGAAGTACGTTCCAAAACTTTGACTGGCGCATGGGATATTTTGCAGGCGCGGCTATCAATGCTGTTATCCGATGAAGAAGGCTTTGGTGCGATTAAGAAAGCCGTATTGGATATTGCAAATTACATTGGAACAGTAGATGACGTATCAAAAAAATTCACATTAAATCCAGAAGCTGTTGCGACCGCTAAAGCATACTGGGAAGTATTAAAATTGATAGGCGGAGTATTTGGGTTAATAGGCGATGTATTGAAATGGATTTCTCCGCTTTTGAGTAAAATATCACAGGGAATGCAAATCCTTATGATAGAAGCAAAAATATTATTTACATTAGTTGGAACCGCTGTAAATCAATTTCTAGCATTTGCTAAACTTGATTTGTCAGGATTCAAAAAGGCTGGTGCAGATGGTGCGGAAAATCTAAAGAGGATGCTTTCAGAATTAGATAATTCTGCTAGAGCTTTTTCTGGAATGGAGCAATCAGCTAATAATGCTGCTGTTGCTCAAGACGAATTGTGGAAAAGTATTACTGGCGGACAGGATAAAAATAAAAAAGAAATAATATCCACCGAACAGAAACTAATTAACTCTCTTAAAGAGCGTCTTGCTGTTAATGAATTGGATTTAGTGCAATCTGAAAAATTAACTGCCAGCGAAAAAGAAGCTGTTAAATGGATGCAGAAAATAGTTGACGGAACATACAAAGGAACTGAAGCACAAAAAATTGCTACTGCTGCATTATATGAACAGAATATCGCTAAAGAAAAATCAATAGCTGCTGATGCAGAACTTAAAAAACAACTTCAAGATGGCATCGAATACCGCAATAAGTATTGGAACGAGATTGACAAGGAAACTGCATCAATAAACGAGAAAGCGAAACAGCAAGAATTCGAGAATACGCTTATCGGTAAAACGAAAGAGCAAATTGATGCGCTGACAAAACAACGTGAGAATGACACCATTGCAACATGGGAACAGAATCTTGCTATTACGCCGAAAACTGAAGCCAATGCAAAAGAAATTGCAATGATTGAAGAGCATATTTCAGCATTGAAGCGTAAGAAAGCAGCGGAAGAAGGAAAAACTACCGCTGATGCTATAGCTGAATCAGCTAAAAAAGCTACAGAAGAAGCTAAAAAGCAATGGGAAATGATTGACGGTTTCGCGCATACAGCATTCAACAACATTCTCGATAAAGGTAAAAATACATTCAAGGAAATAGGCGATGCGATAAAGAAGTACCTGCTGGATATGTTATACAAGATGACTGTGCAGAAATTCCTTATCAACATTGGCGTAGCTGGTGCTGGAGCTGGTGGGGCTGGCGGTGCGATGGCTAGTATGATGGGTGGGGATGCTGGTGGCGGAGGAAGCTGGCTGAGTGCTGGCAAATCATTCTATGATGGGTTGTCCGGTGCGTTTACATATAGTTCCACCGCGACTACTGGATTGTCTGGAATGTTCAATAGTTTCGCCACATCTGGATTGGGTCAGTCATTAGGATTGTCTACTGCTGGTGAATTAAGCCTTGCTACTGGCGAGTTCGCGCAATCGGTTAGTTCTTTAGGCTCAACAGTCGGGACGATTGGCTCTTATGTTGGCGCAGGGTTGGCTGGAATATCATTGGGTACGATGATAGCGGGGGATAAAAAACTATTCGGTATTGACGGAAAATCTGCTGCAATGATGGGAACAGCCATAGGGATGGCGGTTGGTGGGCCATTGGGCGCTGTTGTTGGCGGTGTAATCGGCGGAATAGCTAATGCAGCATTCGGTATGGGGCCAAAACAATCAGGCACAACATCACTTGTCGGAACCGCAAGTCAAACTGGATTCGCCGGGCAATATCAAACACCGTGGTCGCAAAAGGGCGGTTGGTTCCGTTCCAATAAGTCCGGTGTTGACGTTCAAGGCATCGGTGCGGAACAAGCGCAAGCCTTCCAAAACGTAATCGCTGGTACTGAGTTTGTGTTCGCCAAGCTCGCTGCTGTATCTGGTGAGGCGACGACTGCGCTCGATACATGGAGCTTCGCAATCAATCGCCAAGTTGCAACTCAAGAGCAGCAAAACCAGCTCGTCATCGACATTGCAAACTCGATGGGCGCACACATGATTCCGCGTCTGTCACAGTTCCAGAAGGAAGGCGAGAATCTTGCCGATACTGCGGTGCGCTTGTCTGATGAGGTGATATTGCTGAACAAGCTGTTTTACGCGCTTAGCTCGACCTCCCGCGCCACGATGGACAGCGCAGACCAGCTTGCGAATGCCTTGGGTGGCGTGGCGAACAGCGCGCAACTGATGACCAGCTTCATATCTGGATTCGCACCAGAAGCACGGCAATCCGCGCTCACGCTTGAATCGCTGACTAATGCAGGTTTACCGATGGCGCAATTCCTGACTACCACTGAATCATGGTGGGCGTTCGCACAGACGGCAAGCACTGAGCAACTGACAGCGATACTTGCCAATCAGGGTGCAATCAAGTCGTGGGTTGACGCGATGGATAAATCGTCACAGGCCGTCAAGGACAATATCAAGGCACTTCAGGATAGGGCTGTAGCCGATTTCAAAGCGGCAAGTGATGCCGTAGCCTCATTACGCACCTTCGGAGCTTCTGTGCGCGATCTGATGCGTTCCTTGTGGCTTGGCGCGCAAACTCCATTGTCCAGCACTTACGGCGCATCACGTTCAGAGTTTATAAGTACGAATATCGCGGCTGCTGGCGGAAATGTAACAGCACAGGGTAATCTTGCTGGATCGGCAACGGCTTTCTTGGATGCATCAAAATTACAGGCTAGAAGTTCTGTTGAATATGCGCGCGACTTTGCGATGGTGCAGAATGCGCTTGGGGCAACGGCAGACGCTACCGATATACAAGTTACCGTTGCAGATGCGCAGCTTACCGTGCTTGAATTGATAAGCTCGACAATGACTAACCTGCTTGCTGAAACAGCAGCGGGGAACGTATCTAATGTGGTAAATCTTCAGGAAAGTTATGCGGCGTTACTGTCGGTGCAAAACGAAATAAACGCCGCGAAGATTGCCGGTACGTTGGATGTTGACGTATTGCGTGGAACGGTTATTAGCGCAACAGCGCAGCAAGTCAGCGGAGTTGATAATGTAAATAAATCAGTTCTGCGCATCACTGATCCGTCTGGATTATTGATTGGCGCGTCTAATGCGATTCGTACCGAAGTAATAAACGGAACCGGATATACCGCAAAAGTCACCGACACGCTGAACGCATCCACTAATCCGATATTGGATGAAATGAGTGCATGGTTGAATTCAATCAATACCGAAAGCACGATACAAACCGATAGCCTCATATATCTGCTAAATACCGCTATCGCTACTAATCAAGCCGCATCAGATGCTGCTAACGCGCAGATGGCAGCAGATGCACAGAAAGCACTAGTTGCGCAGGATGCTATTAGGTCAGCAACAGCCACCGCTGAGGCTGCGCGCATAGCGGCGGAAACCGCAGCAGCCGTGGCTACATCACTGCCAAATGTATATTCCGCGTCAAATCCAAATCCAACGTTAGTTGCAGCTAGGGATGCGGCTATTGCTACTGCACAAAGCGCAATGGATGCCGCTATGATGGCAGATTACGGTCGTGATTATGGAGGCAGAGCTAGGGGTAGAGCGATTAGCGCAGCGCAAGCAACATTAACATCAGCGCAATCACTTCCAGCCTTCGCATCAGGCGGTATCCATGAAGGCGGATGGCGTATGGTCGGTGAGAATGGCCCTGAAATTGAATACACGCCACCTAGCCGCATATTCAGCAATTCTGAATCGCGTGGAATGATGGCTGCAAATGACGATACTGCAAATGAGATAAAGAATCTTCGCACTGAATTGCAGGCTATCGGATTGGCACTAGCAAAGAACACCGGCGAAGCTGCTAAAATCTTACGCAAATTCGATGGTGATGGAATGCCAGCAGAAAGGGTGATAGCAGCATGAACATGACTGTAAATGATGGCGTTGACTTGAGTGCTGTGCGCTATGTTGCGCTTGCGGTTAGAAATTCAGATGGTGATTTTCAAATCGCATCATCAGATGATGGATTTATGTTATCTGTGGATTATCTTACTACGGTAGGGATGAATAAAGTTCCCGGACATAGTAAATTAAGAACTTTCGGACAACGTACTAGTTTATCTACAGCAGCAACGGGTGATGATGTTTGGGAAGGAACTGCAACAACAATTCCTATTCCGGCTACTGCTGGCGAGCAGATGACGATTGTGTCCACTTCGGTTAATGATACCGCTGGAGGCACTGGTGTTCAGTCAGTGGATGTGATGTATCTTGATGCTTCAGGTAATATGCAAGTTGAAGTTATAGCTTTGAATGGACAAAATCCTGTCAATACAGTTGCCACTAATATCAGGTTTATCAACGCGTTTCATGCGGAAGCCACAGGTACTGGAGGGATGACAACCGGAACGATCTCGATTTACCGAACTGGTGATGCGACACGCGTTTACAGCGTACTGACTCCCGGAGGGAATCGTGCCTTGACTTGCACAATGATGGTTCCGGCAGGTAAGACTTTTTACTGCAAATCCTTCTGTACGTCAGGGGCATCAGGTAAACCCTTGTCGGTTAGATTCAGGGCTACATGCACAGAAGAGTCAGTTCTAACAGATTTCTTTCTATATAAAGATGTGGTATTCATTCAGGATTCCAGTCATGTGCATGACTTTTCTATCCCTTTGGTATTCCCCGCGTTAACGATAATAAAGGCTACAATATTTTCTTCACAAGCTGGTGGTGCTTCTTCCGCAGCAATGTCAGGGTGGTACGAATGAAAATAAAAATTGGCAATGACATAATCAATCTTGATGCGTGTTTAAGGATAACCATTACAGCGTCAATGATTGAACTATGCACTGATAAACACGCTATGCTGCAATACGAACCGGGGCATAACATTACGCAAGAGAATTTTAATACGCTTTCCGCATGGCTACTTAACCAGACAAATAATCAGCATACGGTGATTATATGAAACTCATACGCCCAAAACACATTAACAACGCTTATCTGTCTTACAGCAATGTGACCGAAGCAGATTACGCTGCATGGGATGTAGGAACAACTTACGCGCTTGGCGATAAGAGAATAGTTGTTTCGCCCGCTGCCACAGTAACAATGACCATTGCATCGCCGTGCGTAGTTACTTGGACGGCACACGGATTCGCTACTGGAACGATAGTTATTTTCACGACAACAGGCGCACTGCCGACAGGAATTACAGCGGGACAGCATTATTATCTTACCGTTCTCACTGTTGACACCTTAACCATATCAACGACATTGTTAAATCCAGTTGAAATTACAACATCTGGAACGCAATCAGGAACTCATACCGCCACAATTTCTTCGCACAATATTTACGAATCATTGACGGCAGGTAACGTGGGAAATACTCCGCATAAATCGCCTACATATTGGCTTGATTTAGGGAGCACTAATCGCTGGAAAATGTTTGATGGGTCTGTTACGTCAAGAACTACAAACGCTGATAGTATCGCTGTTACATTGACACCATCTGGCAGATGTGATTCTGTTGCAATCCTGAATATATCTGCTGCTACCGCGAGATTCAGAATGACGGATAGTGCGTCTGGTGCAACTATCACAATGACAATCGCTACACCATGCGTAGTGACTAATACAGCGCACACGAAGGCTAATGGAGATATGGTGCGATTCAGCACTACCGGCGCATTACCAACCGGAATTGTTGCCGATACAACTTATTATGTCGTCAATGCAGCCACAAATACTTATGAATTAAGCGCAACTTCCGGTGGTACTGCCATTAACACAACTGGCACTCAGTCAGGTACGCACACTGTAAAAACGGTTATTTATGACCAAACATATAATCTTACTTATACTGATGGCATAGATAACTGGTATTCATATTATTTTGAGCCGATTCTCAGAAAACGTGATTATGTAGAAATTGATATGCCGCATTACAGTTCGCCAATAATTGATATTTGGATGACCGATACTGGAAATATTGCATCTTGTGGCGCATGTGTAATTGGCACACGAATTGATGTTGGCGGTACTCAATATGGTGCGCGAACAGGGATAGATAGTTATTCAATAAAAACACGTGATGACTTTGGAAATTATGGAGTAACCCCACGCGCATTCAGCAAACGGGCAGACTTTACACTTTGGGTAGATAATACTAAAATAGCATCAATTCAAGATACTTTGTCTGATTATAAAGATACACCGATTGTTTATATTGGTGAGGAAAGTTTAACGAATACGATTGTGTATGGATTTTATAAAGACTTTTCAATTGATATTTCATACCCAACAGTATCAATATGCTCGATAACAATTGAAGGTTTAACATAAGGAATTATCATGGCGATTATACAAAATATCACAGCGATGCCAACACCTGCATTAAGTAGGACAATGCAAGCAGAAGCATTTATAACTGCATCAGATGCTGATATTGTCGCCAGAGGAAATCTTGTTACTGAATTAAACGCATTCGCTACACAAGCAAATGCAACAGCCGCAGCAATGAATCTCAATTCAACAACCGATACAAGCGCGACAAGCAATTCAATAGCAACTGGCGCAAAAACATTTACCGTAACAGCAGGCAAATCATTTCAGCCCGGAATGTGGCTGATTATCGCTGACACCGCCGCACCAAGCACAAATCAAATGTTAGGCTCTGTTAACAGTTATGCTACAGACCAACTTGTGATGAATATCACTTCTATAGTCGGTAGTGGTACTAAAATGGCTTGGACTATATCGCAATCAGCAGCAAGTGCAATTTCTGCTGAATATATTTCAAACACCCCCGCAGGCTCTATCGCAGCCACCACAGTCCAAGCTGCAATCAACGAACTTGATACTGAGAAAGCAGCCCTCGCCGGTTCTGCATCGCAGGCGTTTAGTGCTGCTGCTTTGACTGCTTCTGGCAATATTACTATCATTTCCCCCGCTCTTCTCGGCTACGGCACAGGCG